CAAAAGAGATGGTAAGTACGTCGAGGGCGCAGAACCTGGAAAGATAATCAACACTGTTACAAACGAGTTGTATGATTCTATCGATGTAATACCTTGTCACTATAAAAGACAGTACATTGAATGGGCAGACAGAGGTACCAGCACTGGTGCACCTGTAGCTATTCACGATGCTGACAGTGATATCGTTAGTCAAACCACAAGAGGAAAAGACTACAAAGACAGATTACCAAATGGTAATTATCTTGATAACACTGCAAATCATTTTGTATTGTTATGTGGAAAGAACCCAGGCACAGCATTAATATCCATGAAGTCTACTCAATTAAAAGTTAGTAGAAAATGGAACTCAATGATGATGGGTTTAAAAATGCAAGGTAAGAATGGTTTATTCACACCGCCTACTTACAGCCACATTTATAACCTAAAGACTGTTCAGATGTCTAACGACAAAGGAACATGGTTTGGTTGGGATGTGTCAAAGGTTGGTCCTGTTGAACAAAAAGATTTGTATGACATGGCTAAAAACTTTGCTGTCAGCGTAGGTAAAGGTGAGGTAGAGGCTAAACCAGAGAATCAAGAAGTTAAAAAAGCTTCATTAGATTTATAATATCCTAGGTAGTGGGCGTCTAAGCGAGAGTGGAAACGCCCACTTTGCATTTATGTTAGATAAATTTATAAATATATTTGAAGGTTTGGAACGTGCTTATGGTCAATTTAAAAAGAATGATAAAAAACTTTCTATCAAAGTAGAAGGTAGACCTTGGGTAGAACATAAACCAATTACAAAACAACTTTGGGAGAATCATCTCAATGGTGTAGGTAATAGATTAGGTATTTTTCCACTAAAAGATGATGGCACCTGTAAATGGGGTGCAATAGATATTGACGTAAATAATTACGATTACGAAAATTTATTAAAAAAAATAAGAGAATTCAAACTACCATTAATAATGTTTAGATCAAAAAGTGGTAGAGCACATGTCTACATGTTTATGAAAGAGTTTACTAGCGCTGAGGAAGTGCAAACAGTCATGAAAAAGTTTGCAGGCAAATTAGGTTTAGCAGATATTTTAGATAGAGTTTATCCAATGCAAACGTCACTAGCTGATAAAAAAGATGGGTCATGGTTAAACATGCCATACTTTAACCATGAGATAGGTAGCACGTACGCATACACAGATGATTTTGAAGACGCAACTATTGAACAGTTTTTTGAACTGTATGATAAATATGCACAAACTGATCTTGCAGATTATTTAAAAGAAGAAATAGAAACACCTAAAAACAAACCAGCAAAAGAAAAAACATTAGAAGATTTCTTTTTACCATGCACTAAAAACTGTTTAAAATTAAATGGTGGTAAAATTCCAAGTGAAAATAGAAACGATTATTTATTACACATGTATACTTGGTCAATGCGAGCAGTAGAGAAAGGTGTAGAAAAAATAGAAGCTTATAGTAAAATGGATGCGGCTACGCTGTTAAAACTTTTTAACACAGAGTATATGGCAAAACCATTAGAAGAAAAAGAAATAGATAACACGGTATTAAAATCAACAGATAGAGAATATAAATATCTTTGCAAACGACCACCTATAAAAAAATACTGTGATGCATCTGCATGTGTTAGACATGTGTGTGGAATAGATCCAAAACAAGCTGAAGAATTAATTACAGCAGAGCAAGCAGTCGGTGATATAACAGAATTTACAAGTAAACCTCCTATTTTTTATGAATCAGTTGATGTTAAAAGTAGAACTGGTGATGGTTTTACTAGAATTAAAGTACAGATGTCTGGCTCTGACATTATAGATAAACATAAATGGATAAGCATATTAGCAAACTCAGGAAACTTTCCACATCCTGCAATTTTAAAAATGAAACCATTAGAGTTTCAAGCTTTTCAATATGGTAGATTAGAAAAAAGAGTATACGAGGAAGCAGATGAAGAGGCGAGCGATGATCAAGAGTTTAAAAATATGGTATATGCTTTTATACGAAAGGCCACTGTATCTTTTAGTCAAGACGCTTTGTTAGATGGTGGTTGCTACGTAGAAGATAATGGACGTCTTCATTTTAGATTAACTCATTTAAAAGAATATTTTAGATCACAAAAAGACAACACATCACAAAAACAAATATGTTTTAATTTAAGACACATAATGCAAGCTAATAATTTAAGGGGAAAAGTTTATAACAAAGTTTTAAAAAAAGACATCTCTTGTCCAACATGGCATTTTCAATCTGACCCAGAACAATACACCGTATTAGGAAATGCAGCAAAGAAAGTAACACATGAAAAAGATTAGAATAGCAGGACCACCAGGTACAGGTAAAACAACAAAGTTAGTTGAGATATACTACACGCATTTAAAGCAATATTCACCAACAGATATAATAGTCATATCTCATACAAATACTGCAGCTGACCATATCAGAGGTAAAATATCTGAAAACAAAAGTATAGAAACTTTTCAAAAACAAACGGGAAAAGAAATATTTCATTTAGTGAAACAATCAAAAGCAACGTTAGAAGAGAACGTTACAACAATTCACAAGTTTTGTAAAAACCGTATAACAGGAAAATCTTTTTTAATAGAAGACTATGAGATATTAAAAAATATTTATCCAATGTTTGATAAATATACATCAAACAAAAAATTTAACAGCACGCAAGGTTTATTTGCAATACATCCTTTTTTTAAATTTATGAACTTTGCAAGAGATAATGGCAAAGAAGTATTAGCATACTACAGAAGTTTAAGTTTTGATGAGAAGAAAGATTATGAATACACTATAGAAGAACTAATTGAAATGGAAAAAGACTATGTAAAATTTAAAACTAACGAAAAGATAAATGGTAGAACTACAAAAATTTTAGACTTTCAGGACATGGTAGAAGATTTTTATAATAACAAAGAGGAATCTGAAAAACTTTGCAGAGATATAAAAGTATTAATAGTAGATGAAGCGCAAGACTCTAGTGTGATACAGAGAAAAGCAGAAGAAGTTATGTCAAAGAATGTAGATTACTTTTACAAAGCAGGAGATCCGGACCAGGCTATCTTTGAGTTTGCTGGTGCAGATCCAGATTCTTTTCACAAAGAGTTTGCTAATCCAGAAATAGAATTAGAACAAGGATACAGATGTCCTAGAGTGATAAATGATTATTGTAAAAAAATAATATCAGATATCTGGCAAGAGTATGATTATACTAGAGTATGGAAACCAAGAAAAGAAAACGATCAGACTGTAGAAGGTGAGTTATTTTATTTATCGAGTTTGACGCAAGACCCTTTTGCGTCTGAATTAAAAAATAGAATATTAAATACAGATGAAAACTTTATATTTACTTACAGAGGTGGTGAACCAAGAGATATGATAAATTATATTATGCAAATAGGAATTCCTGTTAAGATACCAAACAAAGAAAAGAGTAAGTTTAAATTTAAATATCCAACTAATGACGTTAAAAACCAAAGAGAATTCATAGGTTTTGCCAACGGAGAAAAAAGATCATTAACAAAAATTAAAGCCATGTTTAAAGCTATGCATCCACAATACACACGAAAGACTATTCAGCAACTAGAAGATGAGGACAACGGAAGTTACGATATAAACTGGTTAGTCGACAAAGGGTTTGTCGTTCCAGGTGTAAAAAACATAAATGATTTTCAGTTGATTAGCAAAGTAGATACAATACACATGAAAAATTACATACGTCAAATAGTAACTAACAACAGAGATTTAGAAGACAAGAGAGTTTTCTTAGAAAACATACACACAATCAAAGGTAAAGAGTTTGATAACGTAGTCTTTGATTTTAAATTAACAAAAGAAGAAGATTTATTTTCAAAGAAACGAATGAAGTTTGTTGCATGTTCACGTGCGAAGAAAACTTTGTGGTTATTAAAAAGCACAACTAATTTAACATTTGCAGGAAAGGAGGATACTCATGAGCAAAGTTTGGGATAAACAGCACGGCGGGAGTCACTATCAAAAGTATGTGATACAGCCAAGTAAATTTGTGGTGGAGAATAAGTTGCTCTACCCAGAAGGATGTGCTATTAAATACATTATTAGACATCAAGATAAAAATGGTAAAGAGGATTTATTGAAAGCAATACATTTTATAGAGATGATTATAGAAAGGGACTATAAGTGATACCAGATTTAGAAGACTTAGATATTAAAGATGGTGATGTTGTTGCTGTCGACTTAGAGACACACGACCCAGACCTCAAGACTCACGGATCAGGGGCCATCATAGGTAAAGGTAAAGTTTGTGGAGTTGCCGTTGCATACAGAGATGAAAAATATTATTTTCCAATAGGTCATCTTCATTCAGGTCAAAACATCGGTAAAAATATTTTATGGAAACATTTAAATAAAATACTTTTTCAAAATGAAAAAGTAACAAAAGTATTTCACAACGCTATGTACGATGTTTGTTGGATACGTGCAGCTACAGGCATGATGTTAAAAGGACCTGTGTATGACACCATGATAGCAGCTTCAGTCATTGATGAGAATAGGCCCAAGTATAGTTTAGATGCATTAGCTAAAGATTATTTAAATGACGAAAAATACAAACATGATCTTACAGATAAAGCAAAAGAATTACATGGCATATCAGATCCAATGACTAACATGCATAAGCTACCATACGATTTAGTTGTTGATTATGCAGAGCAAGACGTTTTACTTACATTAAAACTTTGGAATAAGTTTGAAAAAATTATTAAGACACCAATAAATACAGAATCTAAAAATAAAAAAACTTTAGAAAATATATTTGATATAGAGACTAGATTGTTTCCTTGTCTAGTTGAGATGAGATTTTTAGGAGTGAGAGTTGATGAAGAGAAAGCAAAAACATTTGGTGATACTCTTAAAAAAGAACAGGCAGAAATATTAAAAACAATAAAGAAGGAAACAAATCTAGACATTGATATCTGGGCTGCAGATTCTATTCAACCACTATTAGATCATCAAAAGATTACAGATTATAAAACAACACCTAAAACAGGGCGAGCTAGTATAACAAAATTATATTTAGAATCACATACAAATAAGTATTTAAAAATGATTGCAAAAGCCAGACAATTAGATAAACTATTCAACACTTTTGTAAGTGGTATTTTAAAATTTATACACAAAGGTAGAATACACGCAGATATAAATCAAATAAGATCAGATCAAGGTGGGACAGTTACGGGTAGGTTTTCTATGCGTAATCCAAACCTACAACAGATACCTGCTCGAAGTGAATTAGGTAGTAAGATACGAGAACTGTTTTTACCAGAGGAAAATCACAAGTGGGGATCATTTGATTACTCACAACAAGAGCCTAGACTGGTTGTACACTATGCTTTGAAGAATGGCTTTTACGGAGCTGAAGAAATGGCAGAGGAGTATCGAGAGGACCCAACTACCGATTTTCATGAAATCGTTGCTAGAATGGCTAAAATTACCAGGAAACAGGCAAAAACAATCAACTTAGGTCTTTTCTATGGCATGGGTAAAAATAAATTAGCTAGATCTTTAGAGTTAGAAGATGATGAAGCAAAAGAACTTTTTGAAAAATACCATAGTCAAGTGCCTTTTGTTAAAAAACTATCACAAGGATTGCAAGACTTTGCAGAAAAAAATAAAAACATTTATACACTAGAAGATAGATTCTGTAGATTTGATAAGTGGGAACCTATTAACAAAGAATGGAATCCTGAAAAAGGAATATTTGAGATAAGTGATTATCAAGAGGTAGATGGTAAAAAACAAATAGTTAAAATACCGGTGCCAATACTTAAAAGAGATGAAGCAGAAAACAGATATCACGCAGAGAAAGCAAAAAATAGACATGAAAGCGATCCACATGGTCAATACTTTGAGAGACATTATAAACCTGCGTTTACTTACAAAGCTTTGAATAGATTAATACAAGGATCAGCAGCAGATATGACAAAAAAAGCAATGGTAGATTTATATGAACAAGGTATCATACCTCACATACAAATTCATGATGAACTTTGTTTTTCTATTAAAGATGACAAACAAGCAGATGAAATAAAATCTATCATGGAGGATGCAATAAAACTTAAGGTGCCTAACAAAGTGGACTATCAATCAGGACCAAATTGGGGTACAATAAAGTGAGGACATATTATGGCGTATTTAAATGCAAACATACCACCGACTTATGCTCAAATAAGGAGAGAATATTTATATGATCTTAAAAAACATCATGGAGAAGTTGAAGACTGTATTATCTTTGGTATTAGCGCTCTTACAGGTCGGAGCATACTATGGCATGCTATTATGGAAAACGGTGCAATATTTTATCGC